ACTGCTGATAAACTATTAAAGCTTCCTGTCCTAAATTCTCGATATATATCTGCTAATATTAAGAATGTTCTATTCAAAGCAAATTCTTGGTCAGTACCATCAGCATTGACCAGATCCATAACAAGCAAATCAAAGGTAAACGTAAATGTAGTCTTATTGATTGATGCACCTGTTTCGATTAAATGAACCTTTGTAAACACATCTTGAGTTTCTAAATCAGCCTCAAATATATCTCCTGTTGTAAAGGTTTTAACTTGTAAATGCTGCTCGCATATCTTCTTAAACGTATTTACTATATCGATGTAGCTTTTCATTTCTTCTTGTTTACTTTGTTCCTATCTTTAATATACGAGATGTATGTTAGTGTTTCGTTTATGTTGAGCTTTGTAACTGCATCCATCTTTAATATGTCATCGTTGCATAACATCATTATTACTGAATACCAACCCCATCGTTTACCGAAGTTTGCACTTGACTCGCTTTCTCCTCCTCCTGTAAAGACACCATTGTGTCGCTCAAATAACCCTTCCCTAAACGATAAAAAAAAACCAAGCAACTCTGAGCAACTGATGCAGGCATCTTATTTAAGAATAGGTTTGCCCTCTCATCTATCTTTGCATCGTACTCCTCTATTAAGTATCTACCCTCGCCCTCAGTTGTAACTTTCCTGTAAAGGATTGACATAATCATGTGCAGGTTTTTGTCTAAGTCTTTGCAAAGCATGTCAATATCCATAAACTCGCCTGTTGATATACTCTGAATGTCTGGATTAAACCCATATTTAACACCCTCTATGCTTACTAATTTAATTAGTGATGTTTCGGTGTTAGTCATTGCACAAAGTTTCTTGTACATGGCTAATAAATCAAGCACCTTAATTCTGTTGATATTAGAATCGTCTACCTTATCAACTAGGAGCTTGATAACTTCTTTAGCTTTCTCTACTTCGTCAATCTCTAGCTTTTCAATATCAGCTAGTTTAATCATCTGCTTTAGAGTAATCTCGTTTAAGTCTTGAGGAATTATAACTTTCATACTATTAAATAGGTTTAACTTGTTATTGTATAAAAAATGTGTATTGTGTTTACTTAATAGAATATCGACCGATGTTTGGTCTTGACTTTGTCATGATAACTGCGTACCTGATTGCATCAATAGCATGGTTGTAATTGTCAATCGGTTTGTTCAGCAGGTAACCATTCTTATCCTCCTGCCATTTGTAGCTATTAAACTCATTGATAAGGTTTGTACTCTTGCTTGTTACTTTAAGCTCGTAACGTTTAAGCAAATCAATCCCTATGTTGATACTATCCTTACCTTTAGATGCAGGCTTTATATTAAAACCTAGTCTATATATTTCCTCGATAGATTTAGGTTCAGCAGAATCTCCGTAAATAGCTCTTCGTCTATCAATCCCGAAATTGTGTAAAGACTTAGCAATGTCTTGGTTAGTGAGACCTCGTTCATATATTAGCTCGTTAAATATTAAAGCACCCTCGTACTCGTAAACTTCTATTAATGCAGTAGGGTCATTCGTATAGCCAAAATCTAAACCTATTGCAATCTCTTTAGCATCTTCTGGAATCGTTCCAACAATCTGCACCTTGTTAAATATAATCGATTTACTAAAGCCTCTCTCTCCCAATCCGTATATTTTCCAATACTCTTCATCGGTATGCTTTAGCCTTTCAATCTCGTTTACTAATTCATCAGCTAAAAAAGGATTGTCTAAATACGTTGATTTAATGAACGTACAATCATCTCTGCTTAGTACCTTATCATAAATCCAATGGTGTGTATCTGAGGGGTTGTAATCAATGTATATCTTCTCCTCAGTTCTTATTATCAGTTGGAAGAAATCCTCCCAAGTAAGTTCGTTTGCTTCATTGCAAAACAGGAAGTGTCTTTTTGTACCTCTTTTCTTTTGTGGTTGGTCAAGAGATATAAACTCAAAGGTGTTACCATTTAAAGTATAGGTATGGTCAGATTTGTTGTGGTGTGCTTCGTTGTATAAATCTAGGTTGTTAAGTATCTCAAAAAAGTCTTTCATGACTGAGAGCTTAAGACTAGGTAATGACTTTCTAACAATGCTAAATCTCTTGCCTGTGTTCTCAAATGCTTTGACAATAAGAAGTTGACAAAGTGAGTAAGTCTTTCCAGATCTTGTCCCTCCTTGATTCACTACAATTTTTGTAGGTGCGTTATAATTACGCTCAAATACGTTACTCGTCTTTATTCTTAGACTTGACAATCTCTATCTCTATTTTGTTAATCTTCTCGCCTTGTGTAGTTACATCAATAAGCTGCCTCTCATTTAGACCTAACTGAGTTTTGGCTGCATGTATTACAACGCTAGGCACTTTGTCTTTGATGCACTCGTAATATTTAGACCTTATAAAATCATGCTCTATTGACTCAACTTCTTTTACTTGACTTGCAAACTCCTCATCTTCTTTTAGCCACCTATAATATGTTACTCTTCCAACGTCAGCAGCTTTCAATGCAGTAGTAACAATACCCAATGAACTGCTTAACGCTTTGAGCATTCGCTTTTTAGCTTCTTTTGTTCTGTTTTGTTCCATATCGTTTCATGTAATTAAGGTGTATTTCCTTTAATTGTTCCTTATGTTTTGTCTTATCTCCATACTTAATATGGCATGGTCTGCATACTGCCTGTAAGTTTTCGATGTAGTCTTTTGTCTTGCTTCCTCCCATGCCTCGAGCATCTATGTGATGTATATCATCAGCAGGAGAAAAGCATACTTCACATTGTATGTAATCGCTTACATCAAACCCAAAGTATTCTAGGTATATTTTTAAGTGTTTTGTCATATCTTAGCTCCACAACATTCGCATACATCTTTAGTAGCTTCCTGTAATTGATTGTCCTCGTATTTGTCTATGTTTATATCTAAATCGTTTGCAGTAAATCCAACCTCAAACAACACTTCTTCATCAAAGTAATTAATCAGCATGTCATCGTCAAACTTACCTCCGTTCTTGTTTAGCCTAAGGTTAAGTTTCATCTCCTCCTGCAATGGTAAATCAACCAAAGCACAAAGAACGCTCTCATGACCTAAATCTTGCAAAGCTCTAACTCTTTGATGTCCTCCAACAATTACGTTCTCTCTATCCTTGTTTATGTTCACTACAATAGGTGCAACAATACCGAACTCAATTATTGACTTCTTTAAATCTTTAAACTGCTTTTTAGATATTGTTCTAGGGTTGTACTCAGCAAACTCTAAAGTGAATAACTTTCTACTCTCAATCTTTATAGGCTTCATATACTGCTTTTAAATCCTCAACTGTTTGCTTTACACAACTTGCACAATCTGTAACTTTCTTATTCATTCCGAATATATCGTTGTAGATGTTGGTCAAGTTCCTGTTTTGGTCATGCGTTACTCTATCGCCATCAATCCCTTCAAATACTCTTTTAAGTATTGAGAGTTGGTCTTTAGTAATATCAGTTTCTCTATCCCATTTGTCTATTGGGCATTTAGTGAATGCTATCCTTGCTTTTATCTGCATGAAGCAACCACATTTCTTGCATTGGTTTACTGACTTTCTAAAATGCTTGCACTTATTACAGATGGCAAGTCTATCGTTCAAATTCTTTGTACTCGCTCTCAACTTCATCTTTCAGGTATTGTTTTACGTTCTTAAGTGTAGTGTATATAGATGTTGTACTTATGCCTGTATCCTTTGCTAATTTGCGTATGCTCTTTCCAGAACTAAAGTAAATCTCAAACAGGAGCTTGTCGTACTCATGCAGGTTGTTCATCTTATCCTTAACAAACTGCAACTTGTTCTCGAACTCTACTAACTCTTCAATACCATCAAAGTATTGGAAGTTCTTAACATCGTAGTTCTCCGTTCTTAACTTGGTGTAGTATTTTGTTTTAAATGCTGAGTTTGTCCTTACATACTGATTCATCAAAACTCTTGCAGACCAAAAAACAAGATGTCCGTTTTCGACTATCTTTTTTATTTTATCCTGATCGTACTCTAAAATGATAACATATAAGTCTTGCACTAAATCCTGTGCATCAACCTTATTTCCTTTTGTTATCTTTTCTGCTAGCTTTAGTAACTTCGGGTAATACTTGGCTAATTCTTGATTT